GTCTGCTGCTAGGTCTGCTGCTAGGTCTGCTAGGTATGCTGCTGAGTCTGCTGCTTGGTCTGCTAGGTGTGCTGCTCAGGCTGCTGAGTCTGCTGCTGGGTCTGCTAGGTGTGCTGCTTGGTCTGCTAGGTGTGCTACTGAGGCTGCTAGGTTTGCTGCTGAGTCTGCTGCTTGGTCTGCTAGGTCTGCTGCTGAGTCTGTTAATTGGTCTGCTAGGTATGGCGCTGAATCTGCTGCTAGGTCTGCTGAAGAGACTGCTCAGAAAGAAATATTCCTTAAAATTTTCATGTCTTAAATAGTAATAACACCACAGAAAGGAGATTGATCAATGACCGACACTGAGAGATACGAGGCAGCGGTGCTGGCGAAAGCTTACCGCGAGGGGTCTAGCGGCCGGGTGTATGACGTGGAATTGTTGCGCGATTACCTCCGCGGGCTGCGGATGCGCATTGATCACGAAGAGGCCGTGCTGGCACACCGCCTCAATGTGGCGCACTTCCTGATGGGGCAAGAGAAGTTCCGGCGATTTGAGCACGAACAGCGAGAACTCCTCCGCGAGCGGCTCGCTGTCATCCGGCGCACGCTGGAGTATGGCGTCGAGTTGCTAGCGGAGGAAAGCGAGGTCGCCAAACGACGGTTTAAAAACCTTTCAGCGGATAAACTTCCTGGACCCCCTTGGTCCAAAGAGGCTTCTGTCATCTACTGCGCGTTTGAAGCGGCTGGAAGCATCTTGAGCCTTGTGGACTGCGAAATTGTGGCGCGGGCTGTAACCGCCCAGGCCAACCGGGTTCCGCCCCCATAGAGAGGGGACATGAGGGAATATATTAAGAATGTATTCATGGTGTTTATTGCGATATGTTATTTTGTACTATATTACACTGAAATATTTGAGGAAATAAGCTATGAAGACTGATCTACCGAAAGAGTTTGAACAGACATTTAAGCTCGGTAACTTCCCCGATGAGATGCGACGTCAGTTATGGCCACTATGCTGCGGGGCATCGATTATCTCTGGTTTTAAAAATGTTAAAATGCTTACGCAAGAAGAGTTGACCTCACAGATTTCACAAATTTGTGATCAAAATCAGGGGCCTATCCCCGATTTTCAAGTATATGCTGGAGAACGCATCAACCCCAGTTTAACGTTTTTGACACTCAACTATGATCAACTACATTCCAAGAAGATCATGGAAGCTATCAAAGACGCGGGATTCTTCAAGATTGGTGAATGTGCACCTCGTGGGATGACACAGGGGTTCTTTGTACGTGACGAATCTAAGACTTGGATGTCCTTTGACGAAAATCCGGAGGAATTCTCTGTCGTTGCTGCTTGACAGACCAAAAATATAAGATATAATATCTCTTAGGAGGCCCTTAAGGAGGGTATATATTAATATATAATATAATATATAGTTTATATATATATATGTTTCCTTTAATGTTGAGTTTAACTCCATTAAAGAAGGTCAACATTGGTACAAGAAATACTGAAAAATAAAATCTCTGATTGTATCGTTGATAAATATCTCCCAGAACTTTTTAATAGTTATTGTTCTATTGATAATAATACCCCATCATCTTGGGTGGTATGGACGGAGGACTGCCTCGACATTCATCTGAAAACTCTAAGAGTATGCCATTCTGATATGGTCGATTTAGATAGTGGGTTTGATCACCTGATAACTGCTATGCCTAATAAAAAGCCCATTGATGTTGCATACCAACGTATGCTGATTTCTGGACCATTTAAGGGCTGGTCAGACCTTATATCAATAGAGAGTATTGATGGTCAATATTTCATCCATTGTTCTGATCTTGATAAATGGCCTGCAAATGTTTTGTACAATTATTGTATCGCAACTAGGGTTCCAATTGAGCATAGAATACTTCTTTTTGAATGGGACCGCCTAGTTAAATCTGGAGTAGGGCCAACAATGGCTTTTCTTTTGTCTTATTTACATAATGTTGAAGAGATAGGAGAGCACCTCTGGTTTGATACGACATCTGATTGGTTAAGTATTTTGAGAGGTGAAGTCTGTTCATCTTCTGACTCCTTTAAAATTGATCCGTCAGGATGTACCCCATGTAATATTATCTGGGGTCGTAGGAACAATAAATTTATGATAGAGATGACTGATGAAGAGATTATCTATTTCTATGGTGTTGAGAAAACTTCTCAGGTCATCGCGCCTAGCCGTACAAGACGTAATAAAGGTGATAAGCTGATAGATATTGCGCCAGCAGAACCGGTGGTTTTTGCAAATATCGGTGATGAATTTATGCCTCAAGCAGATATCCCCCAGGTACTTCAACAACAATTCATAATGTACGAGGCATTGATTAATGGTCAATAAACAAACTACCTTTTGTTCTATATACGATGGAGATTATGGTGGGTCTATGGCTCATCTCCTCCAAAATGAGGGTATGATTAATGTTAATCCTGAGAATTTGTTAGAAGTAGATATTATTGTTTTTAATGGCGGTGAAGACATTGCTACATCTATTTATAATGAGAACCCTATCTATACACATCAAAAAATGCCAAGTATACGGGATAAATTAGAGATTGATATTTTTAATAGTGTTCGTGATGCACCTAAGTTGAAGGTGGGTATTTGTCGGGGAGCTCAGCTTCTTAATTGTTTAAATGGCGGCTCTCTCTGGCAAGATGTTAACAATCATGAACATGATCACGACATGACAGTCCTAGAAATGGGAGTGATCATGAAATGCACATCGACGCATCATCAAATGATGATACCCGGTAAAGATGCCATCATTCTTGCTATTGCTAATGAGTCAACACTTAAGCGGTGTGAATATGCCGAAATTCGAGGGAAGATCAAGGATGATATTGAAATTGTTTACTACCCTAATACACACAGCCTTTGTATCCAAGGGCACCCTGAATACGTCCCTAATACTGCTTTTGCCAGCTATTGTATTGGTCTGATGGTTCAGTATCTTGCCGAGATTACTAACCTTTGTGCGGCTTAGTTGGGATTGCCGGCGATACAACTGGCAAATGGAAAGACGTATTTCAAGAATTGCTTATTTTTGATGTGGTTAGAGGTCCACATGCTACTGGCGCAGCTTTTGTTAGTCGATATGATTCTAGTTTCAAAGTAATTAAAAAACCAGGACATCCCTTTATTCTGTTAGCTGAAAAAGATTTTGAGGATGCGATGGATAAATCCACTGTGCCACCTAAGGTTATTATTGGTCATAATCGTTTTGCCACAGTTGGTGAGAAGACAGAAGCCAATGCGCACCCGTTTCAGTTTGAACATATCGTTGGCGCACACAATGGGACACTAGAAAAGTGGTGCTTAGCTGACCTACACCATTCTGATAGGTTCGGTACCGATTCTGAAGCGATTATTGCGACACTGAATGAACGATCTGTCAAAGATACGATTGAGAGTCTTATGGGCGCTTGGGCTTTGACTTGGTATGATCGTCGTAATAATACGATAAATTTCATACGCAATGATCGTAGACCACTATACTATACATACTCTAAAGATCGAAGCACACTTATTTGGTCTTCTGAAATGGGCCTTATGAAATATATCCTTGATCGCAATGACAAGGATATTGTTAAAGACAAAGAAGGTGAGGACCTTATTTTTAGTGTTACGGAAGACACCCACTATAGCTGGACTATCCCCGCCATGATATCGGATAAGTTTGACTTTCCGGGTCAGGAGAAGATAGAGGGTAAGTACACCTGGGTTTACGAAGGCCATTCTTCTTCAAATTTGAAGAAAGGATCGTCGAACAATTTTCAAAAGAAGCTCGTGACTGGAACGCAGAATACGGCCTCTACTGCTAATTTTAAGATCAACGATCCAGTTCCGTTTAGTGATAGGCCCTATCGTGAGGGACGATTTCGAGCCCCGTACAAAGATAACAAAGGCTTCGTTATCAACAAGAAGAAGTTTACCCCGATGGTTGCTGAAGGGTGTGCGTTCTGCAATAAAACGGACATCGTTTGGGGTGATCTCATTTATGTCATTGGGCCTTATCATGGTTATCACACCCCGTTCATTTGTGGCGACTGTTATGACACTCAGGAAATCTACGAAATAGCCGCCTATGGAGTCTAAATGAATATCAAGAACACAGTCCTCATTGGGGCTGATCCTGAACTGTTTATGAGAGACCCAGATAATGGGTCTTTTGTGTCTGCCCACGGCCGCATTCCGGGGACTAAGGCTAAACCTTATAAGGTCCTAAATGGGGCGGTTCAAGTTGATGGAACTGCTCTTGAGTTTAATATCGATCCAGCGTCAACGATTGACGAGTTCGTACGTAATATCACGTCTGTCCGTAAGACACTCACAGAGATGGTCCCCGGTTATAATGTTGTAGCGGAGCCAGTGGCCCGGTATGATGCAGGGTATTTCAGATGGGAGGTCCCGTCTTACGCCCAGGAGCTGGGCTGTATGCCAGACTTTAATGCATGGACCATGGATATCAACCCAAGACCAAACCCCGGTGGTGAGCCATTCAGGACCGCTGCAGGGCATATACATATAGGATGGTCGAATGACCTCGACATTGAAGACAAAGAAACCTTCATATATGCCTGCCGTATTGCTAGGCAACTTGATCATTATATCGGTGTATATTCTGTTCTTTGGGATAGGGACAGCATACGGCGTAAACTCTACGGACGAGCAGGGGCCTTCCGACCAAAGCCGTATGGCATCGAATATCGTGTGCTCTCAAACAAATGGCTCGACTCAGAACCGCTGATGCGATGGATTTATAACTCTGTGCAATGCGCAATGGCAGACGCTTTCTCAGATAATTGGGCAGAAGATTTCTATGGTGATCTTGCTCGTAGTATTATAGACAATAACGAAACAAATTGGCCTGAAAGCGTGATCTACTATGATCTCGGCTTGGAGCCACTACCGAAGGTGGCTTAATGACGGCTAGATGTCAGTTTGATAACCTAAACGATATCCATACAAAGTTTGTTTCGACCATCATCTATTATGATGGGGTGCCTATGTACGTTAAAGATTGTGGCTGTGTTCAGTCAAAAGAGAATCCTGAAGTCTGGACCTATCATCTAGTTGTAAGTGGTATTACTGGTTGTATTAAGTCTATCGATTTAAATAATGATCCTAACTTATCTTATCGAGACTACGCAATCGGATATGCTAATTCGAGTGAAGCAGCAATTTGGTGGTATCGTCGAGCTGTGCGTCAGTGGCGACAAGGTTTGAGAAGAGATCAATTAAGTTGGCACTCTCATTATAGTGGGTATGTTAATGATGATTTTACTTTCAGTAAATCGATAGTTATGATGCTCTCTAATAGTTACCCGACAATTCTCTCGGCAGAAGAGATATTACGAACTGAAAAACGCAAGATAGTTGCATTTCATAAAGATTTCGCGTTGCAACCTAATGCAATCCGCGGTGATTTTACTCTAGAATACCGTGGAAAACCCGTCGGATTTACACAGAATTTGAAAGATTTTAAATTAGTTGATAACTATTCTTATTTAACTGAACACCTTTCGGATGCAATTGAGGAGAATAGTGGTGTACACGCTTCCCATGCAACTCAATAGGAAACTTATTGAGCAAATCCCTATTCACTCTGAGGCCAGAAATCACGCTGACGCATTCGGCGTTGAGATTGAACTTGAAGGTCAGAATATCTCAAAGAAATCTGCCAATATATCCAGATATTGGGTAGTTCATCCTGAGAATTCTTTGAGAGCACTCAGCCATGGAGATGAGTGTATAGAGTACGTATCTAAACATCCGATGACATTTGAGAATATTGAGATTTCTCTAGCAATTCTCCTGGATTTTATTAAAACGCCCCCGGCTGTTGTGTATGATTCATACCGTACTTCAGTTCATGTGCATTTGAACTTTGCCCACGAGACTTACCGAACCATATATAATATGATGGTCCTGTCTATCACTCTTGATGAACTCCTAACATCACAAGCCGGAGATCATCGAATTGGTAATAATTTCTGTCTTAGAGTGACAGACGCTTACGGTATTGCCGTCGGTCTTATTAGGTCTATTCAGAATGGAAATAATTTCTTCGGTATTGAGATTGATGATCGTTATGCATCTGTCAACTTCGCTAGCCTACTAAAGTATGGATCAATTGAGTTTCGTGCAATGGAGTGTTCAATCCATTATGGACGTATTATTCATTGGATCAAGACACTTCAGACAATGAAAGAACGGGCAAGAAATTATACTAATCCGGCTGAAATTATTCGTAAATTTAGTCTAACAGGCCCTAAAGGATTTCTAGAAGATGTGCTAGGGCCTATGTCTCGTAAATATTTAACTGTTGATGGCTATGAAAATATGCTCAAACGTGGTATGCGGAATGCTCAAGATTTAGCCTTCTGCTCCACATGGAAGGAAGCTTCATGACACTCTGGGTATTCTCTGGGAACCGCCCCTCTGAAGGTGCCTACTTCTTGTCTAAGGAACAAGGGTTCCGTCGTATGCGTCTCGGTAAGCTTGTCGAAGAAGGTGATGTAGTTATCTCATGGGGCGTTGGTGACGATAAGGCTTGGCCGCACCTTCCTAATCACATTCATATTAATTCTTGTGAAGCAATCTATAAAGCTGTTAATAAACGAAAAACCTTTCACTATCTAACTAATGCCGGAGTTCAGACTGTTCCTTGGACTGAGAATAAGGCTATAGCCCAAGAGTGGTTAGATAATGGTGATACAGTAGTTGCTCGGACGATCTTGACAGGTCATGAAGGTGCTGGTATCGTTATAATGGAACCGGGTGATGAGCTTGTAGATTCCAAATTGTATACTAAATACATATTCAAAGACAAAGAATTCAGAGTTCATGCAACTTGTCTTGGTGCATTCGCTACTCATAGAAAGATTCGAGACCCAAAAAGAGAGCCGACCAATTGGAAGGTCAGGTCTTGGAAGAATGGATTTATTTATCAACGTAAGAATATTCCCCCCAACGAAACTCGGGATGAGTTGGGGGTAGACGCCGTTCGGGCGCTCGGACTTGACTTCGGGGCCGTGGACATCATTGAGGATAAGTTGGGAAATTTCTATGTCCTTGAAGTCAATACTGCACCGGGTATTGAAGGGGAAACAGTCCCTGCATACGCCGCAGCCCTTACAGCACTTGCCAATGCCTAATCCAATCAAGCGAACACTTAAACTTAGACATGATCTTCCTTTTGTACTAGAACAAATCTTGATCAATAAGTATGGGTATGATGTTAGTTCTAAACTTTATGGTGTGTACGGTATTTTTGAAAAAGATATGCTAAAAGACGATACTCTTCCGTGGGAAGATAGGAATAATATCCTACCTTTCGGCTTGACGGATGCTCAGAAAACGGCACTATTCACTAGATGTGACAATGTAGTGGGGTTTTTCCCTGATCCGTATGCTGTTCCGTTGTCTGTAAGGCAACGACTTATGAATATGTGTGCATCACTTCAAACTCTACCAGAACGTCAATTTGTGCTTGAGTATGCAGACGATAATTTCCCAATGGTAGAAACAGGCCAGTAAACTATACTAGGAGGTTCTGATATGCGATATCAGCCAAAACCATTTGAAGTTCAAGAATATTCTGATCCTGAACACGCTCTTCGAGCGTTATCTAGAAAGATTTCTGATGCCATTTGGGGTCTTGACACTAATCGCGCTCAACTTAGATGGGCTCAAGCTGACCACCTTTCAAATGTTGCCCAACAGGCTGCTCAAGCTCGTTTAAATGAAGCTGAAGATCGAATTTCGTATTTGGCAAAAGAACTAGGACTAGATACAAGGATTAAGATTATCTGATGCGTTGCTATATCTGCAACCGTGAAGATGATTTAATTACATATGACAAAATCCATAAAGAATATGGGCCTTGTGTTGTCTGTCAAGCCGCTATTGAAGAAGTTCTTATGGATTATCACACAAAAGAGGCTCAAGAATGCGATACAACCTCATAGGTAATACTCAACGTCTAAGTTCACCAATCAACTCTGTTCGTAATCTTCAGCGTAAATTTAATCGTCAGCATCGACGTATAGCCATGCATGAGGTTTGGTCTCAAGTTTTTGGAGCTAAAAAAGATGAGAGTTAGCGAACTGATTATGGAACTCACCCGCTATTTGATGGATTATGGAGACCAATATGTTATGGATGCCGATTTTAACGATGAGATCGTACTGCTGCTTCACTCGAAAGGGCAAATCAATTATTGTACATTAAGGTTTTCAGATTGAGAGTCGAACTTAAGTGGATCACGCCTGATGCCGACAAGATGGTGGCACACATGGCTCGTGTGTCTAATCCGTCTGCCAAACCAGATGATCCTTCCGAAAAGTTGATTAAGTATTTAATTGATCATAATCATTGGTCACCATTTGAGATGGCCTGTATGTGCGTTGAAATTGAGACTACAAGAGATATTGCTCGTCAAATTTTGAGACACAGATCATTCCACTTTCAAGAATTTAGTCAGCGGTATTCTGAAGTGGACGAGAAGCTGGTAATGTCGCCGCAAGCCAGACTTAAAGACCCGAAGAATCGTCAGAACTCCATCCCTACTGCGGACATTGAAATCAATGATTTGTGGTCAGTCTGGCAGAATCAAGTTTGGGGCATCTGTTGGGCCGGCTATAAGGCATGTCTTGCGGTTGGTATTGCTAAGGAGCTCGCCCGTAAACTTCTGCCTGAAGGTCTGACATCAACTCGTATGTATATGCAAGGTACTCTTCGTGATTGGATACATTATGTATCTATTCGCCAAGGTCCTGAAACTCAGTTAGAACATCAACAGATTGCATTTGCTTGTGGTTATCTACTGGAGAAAAATTGTCCGATGATCGTTGATGCAGTTATTGATGCAAATCTTTTTCGCCCATTTGGTTTAAATGACTAAAATTCTATTTCTTGATATTGACGGGCCTCTCATTCCTTATCGAGCATATGCTATGCCTGGGCAGACCAAACCTTTTGTTAAGAAATTTGACCCTGCTGCTGTCGGTCTTATTAATGATTGGTGTTTAGTTCGTAATTGGAAACTTGTTATACATTCTTCCTGGATTCGGGCTATTGGTAGTAACGAGACTCTTGAGCATTGCATTATTGAAGGACTCAAGAGAGAATATTTCCATGAACATCCTATATGTGATGAGAACGAAAATTGGCGTTACACAAGAGTAGCCAAATGGTTGAAAGAACATCCCGACACAACGCACTATTTAATTCTAGATGATGAACCATATCAGGCTGATCTAAATAACTACGAACATCCAGAAGACATGGAGAAACATCTTATTCTCATAGATTTTAATGAGGGTATACTCATATCAACCATGAATCAAATGGGAGGAAGAGATAGCCGAGCGAAGTAGTGAGTGGCGGGAAGGGTATCAAGCAATTTCAGTTTCTTTAAATAAAAATCCTTATCGTCTCTTGAAAGGTCAGCTGGAGACAGATGAACAGTTTAATAAATATACTGACTGGCATGAAGGGTGGAAAACACGCTTCCACGGAGAACAACCGTAATGTTAATGATCCGAGTTGAGCTTTGGCCTCATGGTTCTGAGGCTAATAAGAAAGAAATTGCTCGTATGCGAATTTATAATGATGGTCACGGAACTATTGATCGTGGCGATTATATTGGTGAAACATTCGTGGGTAAGACTGAACAAGCCCTTGAGGCTAGTTACAAGGCTAAAGAAGTTTCTAAAAAGAATGTCGTATATGCGTGGCCTCGTAAACTTCATGTCTGGAACCTAGTATCCCAAATGCTTGATAATATGGGATATGGCTTTAACGGTCCCGAAGGCTGGGCATGAGTGATACCGGTATAACTGAGGAGGACTTTAAAGCTTATTTTAATGAAACAGTCGAAGAGGTTCAACGTTCTTTACTTAAATTGAGATGTCTAGAAGAATGTGGTGTTGATAATTGGGAAGGCTACGGTGAATCTATGCAACTATTTCAGGATAGAGTATGAGTGGTAGAACCTGGGTAGCAGCCGATCACCATTTTGGTCATGTGAATATATTGACTTTTAAGCGTGACGACGGTACTATGCTTAGATCATTCAAGAACATTGAGGAACACGATGAAACAATCATCGCTAGACACAACGAAAGAGTTGATCCGAGCGATAGGGTTTATTTGCTTGGTGATGTTGTCATCAATAGGCGGAATCTTTTTCTTCTTGGGCGTCTTCGAGGTCGTCTTGTTCTTGTTAAAGGTAATCATGACACCTTTGCCCTAAAAGATTATCTCCCGTTCTTCGACGACATCCGTTCATATGTAGTTCAGAAAGACAAAGATAAGAATAAAGTGATTCTATCACATATCCCAATTCATCCAGACTCACTAGGTAGGTTTGGCACCAATATTCATGGCCACCTGCACTACCAGAAGGTTGAAGACTCACGATATGTTTGTGTAAGTTTGGAGCATACCGACTATAGCCCAATCGAAATTCATCAGGCACTTAGTTTGCGAGGCGTGCGGTAGTTCAGACGGTAGTAGTTTGTACTCCGACGGTCACACACACTGTTTTGTGTGCGGCATAACAACTTTTCCAGACAACGATAATGAGAATAAGGACACGACAATCCTTACAGACATTAAACGTATTACTGTTGATCTAACCGACAGGAAGATCATGAAGGCCACCGCAGAGAAGTATGGCGTGTGGCGTGAAGGTGATTATACATACTTCCCATATTTTGAAGACGGAAAGCATCTTGCCAATAAGGTCAGGACTGCGGACAAACAGTTCTTTAATGAAGGTGATATTAAGCACACAGGGCTCTTCGGAAGCCACCTCTTCCCTCCTGGAAGTGCGAAATACATTACACTCGTCGAAGGTGAATATGACGCACTTGCTGCTTACGAGCTTATGGGTTCGAGATGGCCAGTCGTCTCTGTCAGGTCTGGAGCAGCAGGTGCTGCTAAGGATGTTGCAGAGAACAGCGAGTACCTCAATTCTTTCCAGAATATTGTTGTTTGTTTTGACAAAGATGAGGGTAAACTAAATGCCCAGACAGGTCAGGTTCGCTATCCGGGCCAGGAAGCCGCTCTTACTGTGGCAGGTATGTTCCCCATCGGCAAGGTCAAGGTTCTTACTCTTGCAGAAGCCAAAGATGCGAACGACTATCTTAAAGTTGGCAAACGTGAGCAGTTTAACCGTGAATGGTGGGCGGCTCCGCAATACAGTCCGTCAGGGCTTAAACTCGGGCGTGAACTGTGGGAGGAGGTCTCCGCCCCAAAAAACTATGAAACAGTACCATATCCCTGGGAGTCACTTAACTCTCAGACTTATGGCATACGGCTCTCAGAATTCGTGGTCTTCACTGCCGAAACCAGTGTGGGTAAGACGTCTGTCCTCAAAGAGATTGAATATCATATTAGAAAAACATCGCCAGAAGCGGGTATCGGGCTTCTACACTTGGAAGAAACGAACGGAGATACTGCGCTCGGTTTAATGTCTATTGAGGCTAATATGCCTCTGCATCTTCCAGACATTAGGGCGATGGTCAACCAAGAGGAACTTAGAGGATATTTCGATAGCATCGTCGATACTGACAAGCTCGTTATTTATGACCATTTTGGGTCTAATTCAATTCAAGAAATCCTCAACAAAGTTCGATACATGCATAATCTTGGTTGTAAGTATATTATTCTGGACCACCTATCTATTGTGGTGTCTGATCAATCAGGGGATGAGCGTAAACAGCTTGATGAGATTGCTACCAAATTAAAGACATTATGTATGGAATGTAATATTTCCATTATCGCTGTAATTCACCAGAACCGGAAGGGCGAGATCAGAGGCACTGCCGGGGTAGAACAACTAGCTAATATCGTTATCAAACTCAACCGAGAAAAACTCTCCGAAGACCCTTGGAGAAGGAATGTTGTGTCTCTTATGGTTGAGAAGAACAGGTTTTGCGGTCGTACTGGTCCGGGCGCATACCTACATTATAATAATGACACCGGGCGTCTCACCGAACTTACAGAAGAAGAGATCAATTCTTATCGCTCTGGCGGCAGTAAGGTCGCCGGACATGAATGGGTTATGAATTAATTGTATCTACCTAGACCTGAAGATTACCATAAGTATTGGTATATAGATATCGAAGCCGACTCACTATATCCGTCACGTATCTGGCTTCTGTGTGCTTCCAGGATGGATCAAGAAGAGGTCATGGCCTTTCGTGGTCACGACGAGATAAAAGGATTCTTTGATGGTCTTCGTGGTAGTGAAGTCTATTTTGTTGGACATAATGCGGTCAGCTATGACGGACCCCATACACGTCGTCTTGTCGGCGGTACCGCAAGTACTCGAAATATTGTTGACACTCTGGTTCTTTCTTACCTGTATGATCCTAAGCTTTCCGGCGGTCATTCTCTGGAGGCTTGGGGAATACGTCTTGGAGACCCTAAAGGGGACTTCAATGATTGGTCTAAGTGGTCTCCTGAGATGGAGACCTACTGTAAACAAGATGTAAAGCTTGGTAAGAAAGTTGCACGAGCCCTTTGGCAACGTATGCGGAGGGTAGGCTTCAGTGAATTATCATGCCAGATCGAACATGAAGTCAGGGAAGTTGTAGATGAACAACAAAGAAATGGATGGTATTTTGATATCCCTGGAGCACAGGCGCTCGCAGGTTACCTCAGGGCTGTTCAATCTGAATCTGAATTCGCTATCCACGAACTTTTCCCAAGGCGATTGGAAGTCAGTAGAACGTACGAAAGACGAACTAAAAAAGATGGTAGTGAATTTGCAAGCTATTTACGACATCTTAGAGAATACCCCGAAGTTCGAGACAACCGAGACGGAACCTATTCTACCCTTGATTGGGTAGACTTTAATCTTGGATCACCTAAACAACGAGTTGATCGTCTTCTAGATCTTGGGTGGGAACCACTTAACTTTACCGAGAAGGGATTCCCAAAGGTTGATGAAGAGGCATTAATATCTTTTGCTGAGATTTCAGGTAAGGTAGAAGTCAAAGCCCTTGCGGATTGGCTGGTCTTACAAGGCCGAAGTACAATGGTCGAGGGTTGGCTTAATTGTGTTAACTATGATGACCATTGTATGCATGGTCAGGTTCTTACATGTGGTGCATCTACTAGACGTATGATTGGATTTAACCCTAATACTATGAATATCCCAAAGGCCAAGAAGAAGGTCAGGTATGGAATTGAATGTAGACGACTTTGGCAAGCTCGACCCAATCGAAGAGAAGTTGGGTATGATGCCAGTGGCCTTGAAATGCGTATGTTTGCTGAATATCTTAACAATCCTGAAGCCACCATTCTCTTCACTGTTGGGGATCCCCACCTCGTTAACACTCGAAACCTCAACCTCAGTGATGAAATGCGTGATCTTACCGTTAAAAACGGATTCTACTGTTAGTAAAGTAGCAGTAGTAAAACTGGGTGAACTCATGGGAAAGCTAGAACAGCTAATCATGAGCCAAGCATGATATTCAAAAATACGAATAAATCTCAAGAACATTTTACTGCAACACCTGATAAATACCCCCAAGGTTCTTTCAGGATTAAGAAGTGCAGAGAATGTGATTTAGATTTTCAACCAGTGGCACCATCTCATTTATTCTGCTCTAATATTTGTGCAGAACGCAGATACTCAAGAAGGTATTTGCATAAAGCATATAGTATTACTTTAGAGCAGTATGAAGATATGTTTGCTGATCCACATTGTAGGATATGTGGTTCTGAAGGATATGTGGTCGCCAGAAATGGTAAGGCTAAATTAGCCATTGACCATGATCATTTAACTGGTTTAATTCGTGGACTTCTGTGCCCTAAATGTAATCAAGCATTAGGTTTGTTTGATGACAATATAGGCAATCTCCAGAAGGCAATTGAATATCTAGAAGGTGCAACGACTATCTCGAAAGAGAGTACAGACAAGTGTCTGGAAGCGCCCAGCTCCGGCCCTACAGTCGGATGATGATATAGTCTGCTCTGCATGGGGACATGCAGCTATATGGGCTGAGATTAACGACCTCAGTTAAACACATGGTATCTCTATGGAGGTGGCGATCCAAAGCTCGGAGTCACGTTGCGCCCTGAACTTCGAGGAAGTGAAGCTAGACACTATGGTAAATGGGCTCGTGGAATCCTTGAGCGAGGTACTCCCGGACTTTCCAGACTCTCTGCAGATATCCAAGATGAGTTTCGAGCAACTGGCGGACTGTTGCGAACCATTGATGGAGGCTTCGTTCGCTGCCCAGCCCAGAGCGCTGCGCTTAACTATAAGCTCCAGTCAGCCGGCGCAATAGTTATGAAAAGGACCGCTATTGTTGCCAGAAATGAAATTAAGAGACGAGGACTTGATGGATTCTATGTTGGTAATATTCATGATGAAGGACAACTAGATGCAGCGACCAAGGATTCTGAGGAAGTTGGGAAAATCTGTGTTAACGCCATTGAAACTGCAGGAACAGATATCGGATTTAAAGTCCCACTCACAGGTGGCTACAAATGCGGAGCAAATTGGGCAGAATGTCATTGACACTAATATTTAGTATGGTATACTAATCATATGGGGCTTATGTGAGCCCTGCGGCTTTGGGAAACCGAATGTCCGTTGCCCGCAAGGGAGCTACACGCCAGGGGAGCCGCAAGGCTCCTCTTGGTTCTTTCGGCCCTTTTCGTATAGTGGTATTATAACGCCGTTGTATAGCGTGGAGGACAGTTCGATTCTGGTCAAAGGGCACCAATATTACCTATCCAGATTTGGATAGCATGTCAAAGACAACGAACAAATAATAAGAACAAGGAGCACAAAATAGTGCTAATCCGTGGTAAGGCCAAGTGGGCCAAAATCTTTGCTGATCAACTTCATTGGGGTTTTGAGAATAAGCATAAAGAATGGTCGATTGATGTCTATCTTGATGAAGAGACCGTTCATCGTCTTGAGGTTGAGGGCTTGAAGCCTAAAATCAAGGACAAGGGTAACGGTCCATTCATTACATTTAAGCGTCGTGAGCTCAAGGCTGACGGCTCCCCTAATCAACCAGTCCGTATTGTGGACCATCATGGCAACACGCTACAAGATTCGGAAACTGTCTATAAGGGTCCGAAGATTGGTAATGACTCTGTTGTTAATGTGAACTTCGCTATTAATGAATATGGTAAAAACCAGAAGTCTGCTAATATCTTGTCCCTACAGATTTGGGATATGATTAAGTATGATGGTGATAATTTCCCCGTCAAGGAAGATGCTGAGACTGATGAGTCTTGGCAAGCGGACGCTGCGTAATTCCATATATTAAAGAGTTTCATCGTCCTGCGTATCACGATGCAATTTCACAGATTGTGGAGTTGACTAAGGGTACGCAGGACAGAGATGGTTTCTTGAATTATGTGATCTCAACAATCATAACTGCTTGTTATGATAAAAAATACACCGACCTTAATGCAGCTATTGGTATGCTCGAATGTGCAAAACTTGAATTTTACCGTCGAGTAGTTGCATCATATGAAGACCAAAAGTGTTTTGATAACGGTGATGTATTTGACTGAACAACACCCATTAGTTACGGATATTTATAGAGTACTTAGTGAAGGTACTGATGTTACAGACGCTGAAGCAACAGAATTTGGGTCTGAGATCGCTACCATCATTAAGTCTCGCCTAGAAGAAAGAAAAGAAGACTCCCGAAGAGAGTTCACTCTACGGATGTCTAATATTGGTAAGGGTGCAAGGCAACTTTGGTATGACAAACACGTCGGAAAGGAAGAGGCGTTTCCTCCTCACACTCTGTTCAAGTTCCTCTTCGGCGACCTTGTCGAGACTGTTCTATTATTCCTCGCCAGAAAGTCGGGCCATAATGTTACGCATCGCCAAGCTGAAGTATCTATCGAAGGCATTAAAGGACATATCGACGCAGACATCGACGGAGTAACTGTAGATGTCAAATCTGCATCAACCCATTCATTTAGAAAATTTGCTGACGGAACACTTGCAGAGAATGACCCTTTCGGATATGTCGAGCAACTTGCAGGATACTGTGAGGCTCGCGATACGGATGGGGGCTTCCTCGCGACTGATAAGCAGAATGGCCACATTGCTTTTCTTCCAGTCAGTCGAGAAGACTTAAAAGCTGCAGTTAATGTTCAGGATCGTATTAATTACCTAAAGGCCACTCTTGAGTCAGATAGCCCTCCTGAGCGATGCTATGAAGACGAAGAAGAAGGTGCTTCGGGTAACCGGGCGCTGGGAGTCAACTGTTCATACTGTGATCATAAATTCCGTTGTTGGGCTGATAGTAATGGTGGTATCGGTCTTCGGACCTTCCTTTATTCTAATGGCCCTAAATTCCTCACGAAGGTTGTGAGAGAACCTAAAGTCAAAGAAGCCACGTTCTAACCTCGAAAGGAACATAAGTGGACGAAAACGATAACGTATTCAGATTTGGTGCAATTAGTGGTGGTAAAGCTGAAGAGGATGAACCCCGAATTCCGACGAATGATTACATCATTACTGATATGGATAACAATGAACTTTTCGGTCGGGGATTTCTCATTTTCACGCCGCATCATATCGCAATTATGCGGGATTTCGGGGCGGGGGCAGTTCCCGTTCTTGTACTGCCACTTGGGCGTATCAAGGCGGCTGAATTGAATGAAGAAGAGCCTGAAGAAAGCGTTCTACCCTTCTAATGGCCTTAAAGAGCGGCTTTGAACGCTCTTTCCAAGCTAATCTAAAGTCTCGGGGAATCAAGTTTAAGTATGAGAGTATAGGTATTCCATATACTCTCGAACGTAATTATTTCCCCGACTTTGAGATTATAGATCACGGTTTCTTTATTGAGACTAAAGGTCGATTGGATAGAGATAGTAAAGCTAAAATGCTCGCTGTGAAGCGACAACACCCTGACATTGATATTAGGTTCGTTTTTATGTATCCGCATAAGAAGATCGCCGGAACGAAACAAACTCACGCTCAGTGGGCCGAACGGAACGGTTTCCGCTGGGCTGAAGGCGTAGCACCGGAGAAATGGTTTAATGAAACAAGATAAACTTCTCATGCTGGACATAGAGTGGAAGCCTGCAACAGCTTATGTTTGGCGTATGTGGGATGAAAATGTTAGTCCCGAACAATTGATTGATGATGGTGGTCTGCTTTGTTTTTGTGCTCATTGGGACGGGGAGAAAGAGTATCAATTCTTCTCCGAATGGGAACATGGTCAAGATGGTATGGCGAAAGCGGCTCTTGAGCTCCTAACAGAAGCTAATGCAATTGTTACATACAACGGAGATAAATACGATCTTCCTAAACTTCGTGGATGTATTATTCTTGCTGGACTTAATCCTCCGCCTCCTGCAACATCAATTGATCTAATTAAAGCTGTTAAGAAGTTTGGTTTTGTCATGAACCGTCTTGCATTTATCGGACCACTATTCGGTATTGGCGGTAAGACAAAACATGAAGGTTTTATGCTTTGGCGATCTGTACTCGAAGGTAATGAGAAAGCTCGTCAACGTATGCAAAAGTACTGCATTCAAGATGTTAAGCTTCTAGTCAAACTCTATGATCGTATTAAGCCATTCATAGACAATCATCCACATCTTGGTGATAACCGAGGTGAGTGTGGTGTTTGTGGGTCTAAGAGTGTTCAGCTTAGAGGTCATCGTAGAACTAAGTTCTTCAAAGTTCAACGTCTACAGTGTAATGATTGTGGATCGTGGTCTACTGGTGCTCGAACAAAGGTGTAATGTGAATTCAATTACTGAAGCTATTTATGCTGCATTCTTTGAAGCGGGTGAGTTTGATGGTCAAGCGGATATTGATGCTGAAGTCTTCATGAACACACTAGAAAGACATGGATACACAATAGTTCCAACGGAGGAACTTAGATTTGAGTAGAGAGGTTACAGGTGACCCGTCAGAAGGTATTGCTGGGGCTCGGAAAGATGACGCCGGAAAAGCTCCAATCTATCGCGGAGGGCTTGGCTACTTCCCGAAAGCAATTTCTGGAGTATCTTCCGTCTCAGCTTTCGGAGCAACTAAATATGCCTGGGACGGTTGGCGATATGTCGATGATGGACTTAATAGATACACTGATGCAATGGTACGACACCTTGCAGCAGAAGCATCGGGAGAAATTGTGGACCTTGATTCTGGACTTCCCCATGCTGCTCACGTTGCATGGAACGCCCTCGCGAGATTTGAATTAATACTCGCTAATTCAGAGAGACAAAAATGAAAGTCTACCTAGCTGGTCCTATGACTGGGTATAAAGATTTTAATTTCCCGGCATTCTTTGCCGCTGAAGAATACCTTAAAGGTCATGGACATACTGTCTTTAACCCGGCTCGTCGTGATATTGAACGGGATGGTGAAGACTACAGTCGATCAGAGACTGGTGATCTTAAAGAAGCTGAGGCTAAAGGTTTTGATCGCAGACTTGCAATTACTGATGATCTAATGTATATTATTAATGAAGCAGATACCATTGCTCTTCTACCAGGATGGAGTGCTTCTAAGGGTGCTCGAACTGAACACTCTTTAGCTGAATTTCTTGATCTTCAGGTGTGGAAACTTGGCGAAATCAACCAAGAAGTTAAGACAGCAGCTTAAAGCTGTAGATAAAGTATTGAGGGAGACTGAGGCACATCTCAGTCTCCTTCTTTATCAGATTGAGGTAACACTGAAAGATACTAAACATGACCGGGATGAACAAGTTCCAGGAAAAAGAGAAGCGTCGAGCAAGACGTCAATATCAAAGGAATGAGATCGCTCGTGATTTACATTCACCTAAATACAGACAAAGAGTGATACATTTGAAGCGTTCAGAGGATATCGACGAATTAGAGGATTTAATTGATTGAAAATTCTAATCTGTGGTGGTAGAGATTTTAATGATTATGTTAAACTCGAAGATACTCTAAATCAAATTGAAGGAAGGTTTACTATAATTAGTGGAGCTGCTAAAGGTGCTGACACATTAGCGATTCAGTACGCTAAACAATATGGTAATCCGGTAAAAATCTATCCTGCTAATTGGGATTTATATGGTAAAGCAGCGGGTCTTATTCGTAATCAACAAATGTTGGACCATGAACACCCCGACCTAGTTATAGCCTTTCCTGGCGGACGAGGAACAGCACATATGAAGAGAATAGCCAGAGAGGCTGCTGTGGAGGTACGAGAAATTACTTGAAAGATTATCAAAGATTTATTGCATATAGTCGCTATAGCCGATGGCTTGAAGACGAACAAAGGCGGGAGACCTGGGAAGAGGTTGTAAGTCGTTATACATCTTGGATGTTTACCCATCTCATTGATAAACATCAATGGGAAATGCCCGCTGAAATGTACCACGACATTAAGTCTGCAATCATTGATCTCGAAGTGATGCCCAGCATGAGGTGTCTTATGACTGCAGGACCAGCTCTTGACAGAACTCATGTTGCAGGTTACAATTGTGCTTATATGGTAGTGGATAATCTTCGGGCATTTGACGAGGCCATGTATATACTAATGTGTGGGACTGGTGTCGGATTTAGTGTGGAGGATAAGTATGTCAGTCAACTCCCAACAGTTGGTGAATCAATTGTTGGAGAAGATCAACCTACTGTTACAGTTCCCGATTCTAAAGAGGGATGGGCGATATCACTCCGACATGTCATTGATTACCTTTATGCAGGGTATCAGCCAAAATGGGACATCGGGAAGGTTCGGCCTGCGGGAGCTAGACTCAAGACTTTTGGGGGTCGTGCTTCGGGACCTGAGCCACTTATCGAGCTATTTAGTTACCTTACAGGAATTATTGGCCGAGCTAGAGGACGTAAACTATCATCTTTAGAGTGCCATGATATTCTCTGTAAGATCGCAGAGGTTGTAGTGGTTGGTGGCGTACGTAGGTCGGCGATGATTTCATTATCTGATCTTAACAATGAGGAGATGCGATATGCCAAGCACGGAGCTTGGTGGGAGCACAATGGACAACGAGGCTTATCTAATAACTCTGCGGTGTACTTGGGAAGACCAACCGTCGGAGAGTTTCTACGCGAGTGGAAATCTCTTTACGACTCAAAAAGTGGAGAAAGAGGAGTATTTAGTCGCACAGCTAGTGTGCGACAGGCTGCTCGAAATGGGCGAAGAAACATCAGTTATGATTTTGGAACAAATCCCTGCAGTGAAATCATTCTTCGACCGTTTCAGTTCTGTAATCTTTCGGAAGTCGTTGTTCGACCTGATGATGACCTTCGAGCCCTGGAACGAAAAGTGCGATTGGCCACCTGTCTTGGGACCTTTCAATCCACTCTCACTGAGTTTAAATATCTCAGACATATCTGGAGGAAAAATACTGAAGAGGAACGTCTACTTGGCGTCTCGCTTACAGGCATCCTCGACCATCCAATCCTCGGAAGAGCTGGTGAGGGTTGTGACTGGCTCGACCATCTTCGACTCGTAGCTATTGAGACCAATGCTAAACTGGCTAAGGAACTTGGGATTCAGCAGTCTGTCGCTATCACTTGTGTTAAACCTTCCGGGACAGTCTCCCAGTTGGTGGACTGCGCTTCTGGCATTCATCCTCGCCATAGTCCCTACTACATACGAACTGTTCGCGGGGATATCAAAGACCCTCTCACCCAGTTCCTCATTGATCAAGATGTCCCATACGAACGAGACCACACCAATCCTGACTCTACCGTGGTCTTCTCTTTCCCCCAATGTGCGCCAACTGATGCTCTATTCCGGGAAGCCTTGCCTGCTAAAAATCATTTAGAAATCTGGAAGAATGTTCAGGAGCATTGGTGTGAACATAAACCATCTATTACTGTTAATGTTCGAGAGTCTGAGTGGATTGGTGTTGCTGATTGGGTGTGGTCTAATTTCGATATCCTATCGGGAGTCGCTTTCCTCCCTTATTCAGAGCATACTTACCGACAAGCTCCTTATCAGGAGATAAATAAAGAAGAATATGATGAGTGGGTGACTCGTATGCCAGAGTCAATTGATTGGCAAAGACTTCAAGAATATGAAAAAGAAGATACAACAACCGGTAGTCAGGAATACGCATGTGTTTCTGGCTTCTGTGAGATAACTTAAGGAGGAACTAAATGTCCGTAATTAGTAATATTGTTGAAGGTTTGATTAAGTCTGTTGTACTTAGTCAGGCGCGTAATGCCCTTCCCGCTGTTGGAGGAGCTCTGGGTGCTCTTGGTGTCTCCAAGCAAGTTGATCCAACCCAGCTTGAGGGTGCCTTGTACTACCTTGTCTCGTCTGCATTTGTTATTATTCCTGCCGTCTTTAGTTATCTTCAACATAACTCAGTTCAGACCCTATTCAAACAAGCTCTGGCTGCCACTCCGGGTTCTCCTGAAGCGGCTGCAGTACAAGCAAAGGTTAGCTAATAATGTCCCTTATTCAATCCATTGAGAATGATCTGAAGGCTGCTGGTACGTGGCTTGAGGATGAAGTTGAGCATGAAGGTGAGGCTGTTTGGTCTATCGTTGAGACGGTGTTCAAGCAGGTACCAGATGTCATTAGTAATGTTGTAACATCCTTTGACGATTATCTTGAGACTGTTGAGAAGGAAGTTCTTACCGGTACTCCTCTGGAGACAGTGGAACAAGACTTCCTCGAATGGGCTGAGACTCAAGGTCAGGATTTGATCACCGATGCTAAATCTATCGGTTCTACTCTTCTTCAAGGTCTATTGGCCCTGGCGATTCATTCACTGTAATTAGATAAACGAAAGCCCCGCTAGGAAGAAATTCCCGGCGGGGCTATTTTTGTATCTTTAAATTGTAGTATTACCGATTCGTTTGTTTGTTAGGCCCTTACCAGGAAATACCCTCTGTCCGGGCGGCTGGATGTACCTAGGAGGCCCATTAGGAAGAGCCGAGGCATTCTGGCCAGGATTAAATGAAGCCTGTGTTGAGCCAATTGTGGGCTCTCTAGGGCCATCTGTAAAATGCTGATCATTGAAGGCAGGTGTTCGTTGACTGTAGTTTGGTTTAACCATTTTCATCTGGGGCATATTAGGTGGTTTCATTGGTCTTGGTGCCATCATTTTATTGCACAGCTCCTATAGAATTTAGATGCCTCATACGAATTAAGCATCAGTAAATGACCGCTATCGGGGTCGGGAAGACCACCATGATCTTCGATGTACTTATTTAAGCCGGGTGTTTCATAGTCGATTTCACCGAAAGTAACTTTACCAGTATCGTCTTCCAACCGGCTTTTGTGATAACCTAACAGTGCTCGGTCTGTTAGGCAGACATTATTACGATCAATGTCTATAAAAATAGTACAGGCAGACATACATGGCCCATCGACTATTACGGATGTATGTCCAGCAGCCATCTGGCGTGCTTGAGCTTGGTACAGATCGATAATCCCTCCACCATCGTCCTCAATAATACAAGGATTACTACACTCAATAGCTGGCCAAGGAGCACCTGTGGGGGCTGCTGGTACAGCTGTAGTAAGACCTAAAAGAAGACCAGAAACTAGTCCGACGATACTGAGAAGTTTCTTCATTGTTGATGTACTCCAGTTAAGATTTGATCATGAATTCTCTTAGCTCTATCCCCTACTTGACGATACCATAGCGTACCCATTAGATCAAGAGCGGCATGATTGAATAGTTTAGCTCGCATATACGCAAGAAATGTATTAAATTCAAGAAGACCATGAACACCAAGATTAAATGCGATGTTAACTAAACAATCTTGCCTTAGATCGTCAAGACTTCTCCACCACGGAATCGCTGTATCAAGACCAGTACAGACCGATTGAATATCAGACAGAAGAGCAACATTACATTGTGCCACTGTCCAAATGAGCCCTGGGTGAACCTCCCGCCCAGTGTGGCCATAACCAATGGTCCAAGGAGGTCCCCCAGTACCGGGATCAGGATAAGCCTTTAGATCAGGTTCCCCTACATGTGCCTCATCTCTCTGAAGATCAGGTACAAGATAATTACTTGTCATGTGTTTTACTCCGCTTTAGGAAGTAATCTACAATCATAATGGCATAATACGCACCACCAAGAAGTGTAGCAACCCCAGAGGCTTCTTGAGGAAATGCATGCATGGAAGAACCAACGATTCCTACCCATGCTGCAACATCGAGTGGAATAAATAACGGATGTCTCATTGGAATAGGGCCTCCTTGGCGGCTTTCTTCATGTCTTTTTCAATGTCTTTAATTTCTAGCACCTTATCTTGGTCAGACATTTTCTGCCACTCTGGGGTACCCATCTCTTGTCGCACATACGCTACTATATTAGTTCCAGCAAGTTTCTGATACTGCTCAAACTCATCTGAAGTTAGATGTCTTGTGGGTTCTCCATCAAATTTAACTGTTCGTTGAACGGGGGTGATAAGAGCAGATTTACTAAGATCAAGAATATCCCCATTGTCCAATTGGACTTTGAGACCTGAAGTTGCAAGACGGTTAAGTTCTTGTTCTGCAGGATCAGTCGGTTTCTGTTGTTGATTGCCACCAGTCACCCAATTATGTGTGGGAACTAACGCATTAGGTGCCGTACCTGTCTGCATCGGATCACCGTAGACCGAATATCTAGTCGGTAGTGATTCAGACAAACCAGGAATACGATTCTTTACTGCATTAACCATGGAATTCAGGTGGCTATCTGGGTCAATTGTGTCTCTTTGATTGGGATCAGCAAGGTTGCGGAATTGAGCAACAGCCCCAGGAACAGCGGCATTACCAACAATGTTTTGTGCAGTCCGTGTGACAGCACCAGCATCTTGTTGAGAATCACTAAACATCCCCATAGCTTCACTGATATCGTTGGTCCACAACTGAGTGAATGTCGAATGTATGAGAGAGGCTGTGGCAGCCATCAGACCAGCAGCAACTTGACCACCATTGGCCCCCTGTCTGTATGCTTCTCGCATATTAGCAATATCTGCAGCAGTCTGATTATGTACATCAAATGGATTTGCAGATGCGGGAAGTTGAATTCCAGTGGAATACTTATCACCCTCATCAACAGATCCGGGACGCCATCCAGAAGCCTCTAGTTCCTTACGTTTATTGCCTTGTGTGAGAGCGCCGCCAACTACATTAGCTGCTCCATAGAACATAGCCATCTTCATTGTACCAACAATCATACGACTAATTGCCACATCTGCTTGACGGCCACCAGCCATAAACATTGCACGAGTCTCAGGGTCCAGAAGACCAAGCGGAGATCTGGCGATAGTGCGAGTAAGAAGAGCATTAGCTGGTACGCGGATAACTGGGGTAACTAGATCAATAAGTGCAGTAATTGCTCTGTCAATAGGATCAGCACCCATCTTAATCATCTTACCTCGTTCAAGGAACTTAGTAAATGGATTGTCACCGAGAAGAAGAGTTCGATTAGCCATATCCGCAGCTTTATCAATCATCTGATCTGTAGGGTTCTCAGCATAACTGATACCACGAGTCATATGGTCAAGCCACGAAAGATTACCGCCCTCGTTTAATGATTTAGCAATCCCATCACCATAGAGATGTGCATTAGTAGAGATGGCCCTAAAAAAGGCATCCTGAGCGGCAATAAGACGGGTTGGTATTGTGGTTATATCTCCAGCAATACCGGGGAGAACTGCGGGTGCAGTATTGCCCATTCTCATTGTCTGAGCATGAAGATTGGTAAATGTCGTAGCAGCTCTCATCCATGCATCACCCGATGTGATGGCCTTCAAGGTGCCTAGAAGATAAGCAATAGGTTCTTTACCTGACATACCCCCTTGTTTAGTGATACCTAGGGCTTGTAGAGCATCATGGACCTTACCAATACCCGCAGCAGCCACACGATCTTCAATGTCTAGGGCAATACCTGTGGCCATGTCCATAGGGGCTTTAATATGGGTACCCACAGAGGACAGTATCATATTACGATACAGTGTGAGAGCATATTTCTCCCATCCAGGTTTATTCAGAGTGGCCGCAAGCGTTTGGCCACCCTTAGTTCCACCAAGTAAGGAGTACTGCATGAGGAATTTCTGCATCACTTCGGGATCAGACAGAGGACCAAGAGAAGAATCATACTTATCTAATAGGGATTTAAGACCAAGGAGATTGTTACGACTGAACTCAATAGCCTTCATCGCATTGAGGGCACGACCAATTTGAGCACTATCGTTCTCAATACGTCCAAGAACATAGTGGAATTGGGCCACATCTTGAATACGTTGTGCTTGTTCTTCTGATGTTAGTGACTCACCAGAGACAACTTTAGCAGCAGATGTTTGAAGTCGATCATTCAACTCTTTGGCCGCATTATCATACTGAAAGAGTCGTTTATCAAGATCACCAATACCACGAACTCGTTTTAACTTATCAAGATTGATAGCCGTATCACGGGCAGCATCCATGGCATCGTCCCATGAACGTGTGGAACGATTATCATAACCATCTGCCAGTCGGTCAAAAGCCTCAGAAGCTATATCTTTCTCAGTACGACTGAACTGATCTGAGGTCATATATTTAGGAGGTACTTGATCAATACGCTGTTGCATAGTTAAATCTTTACGAGACTCGGTAATTCGAGCCTCTTTTTCGGACATATTGTTTAGATAGTCTTCTTTTGACATAGCTTCTGAACCACCGACATTCAACTGTTTCATCATATCGGGATATTGCTCGATATGCTGAATAGCGTGTTGGGATTCGTGAAGAGCAGTCATAAGTTGTTCATCAGGACTTCTATCGGGATTGATAAGCATATAGTTACCAGAGCCATCACCTCTTTGACCATAAGCCCCAGACATTCTGCTGTCTTTATTATAAGGATAAACAGGAAGATCTTTGAGGTCTGGATATGCTTTGTATAATTCTGGATGATCCAAGACATCACCTAATGTTTGGTTAGGTTTCTCATACCAATATGGATCTTTTAGTTTGGCTTGACTATCATCAATTTCATTACGGAAACGGCCATCGGATGCTAAGTCAGCAGTTGGTCCGTTATCATCAAACCCATAGGCATCTTTACCAATGAACATATAGCGATTACCATTACTGTAACCGTTATCACGAGCAAGACCCTTACCATTGATCACAGCATCATGAGCCATCGAAAGTACTTGACGCACCTCTGCATCAGACGCAGCAATATTAAAACCCATCTTACGACCAAACTGACGAATAGTTGAACCCAGAGCATCAGACCAAGATTGTTTAAAGTTACCTGAAGCATCTGCCCCTAAGCCCTGAGCATTAGCATTACCATCCCTTTGACTGGCCTCTGCTAGTACCTCTTCAGCAGCTCTCGTACGATCTCCACCATAGGCATTCGGATTGGCCTCTTGCCAAGCATCGGTTAGACGGTTAAGATTATTCACATTCCGATCTAGGAGTGAGCCAATTACAGAGTCAAGTCTGTCACCAAATGCTTGTTGAAGACCAAAGTGACCTAAGCCCTCGTGGAACAGAAGAGCATTAGCCATAGGCTCACCAGTGATACGGCCACTGTACATACGTACAGTTCCGTCATCCCCGAAGAACCCTAGTTGCTTTCCGTTGTCCGCATCCATAGCCCCTTGGCGTTGAGCAGGATCAGCAATATCCTCAGGTCCGTGAACCACTTCAACATTAGGGGCATTCTTCCACCCTGACATCTGTTGAGTTACATGATCCTCAACTGCCTGACGGTTCTGTTCTTTCCATTGTTGTTCGGCATGATTATTGTATTCGGTGTTATAGTCAAAATCGGGCATACGTGATGTGTCCACCCCAGCAACACCATTAGTGGAGACGGGAGGATTATCTCGGTGTTCTACCCAATCATTGACATCTGTCCAACTAGGTTGAGGACCATTACGACCATTGAAGAAGCCTTTGATATCGTCCACAGAACCATGCATCAGTAGTTGATGATATTGCATAGAATCAGCAGCATTCATAGCAACATGATCGCCTGTCATCGGTGATAGTTGAAGACTCTGACGAGGATCGACTGATGGGGTTGTGTCCATGCCACGGGCAGAGAATAGGTTCTTAACGAATGGTGCAACCTCTACAGCACCATGCATGCCAACACCAAAAGCACCTGCCGTGAAAGCACTCTCTAGATTCTGTTGGATGTCGAAGTTCTTCTTAACACCAGTAGCCATATCCATGGCTTGAGCAGCCACATCAGACGCAGACCCTATAGCCGCATTACTACCACCAGCCATAGCTAGTCTAGAGGCTAGGCCACCTGTACCTGCCATACCGGGAATAAGCATATATTCAGGATTAGTAGCAAGACCTGTACCAATGTTTAGAGCGGCTTGACCTGCTTTTCCAGCCCATCCTGGAGTCTGTTGATCAACCTGTTGTTGTTCTTGCTGCGCATGTTGTCTTGAGTTTATAACAGCTTGGTTATAGACTTGATGGAGCTGAGATTGATACCATTGTTGTGATTGCCCAGGGTATAGGCTCTTTAGTTTGTCCATACCTTGGCCAGACCATTCCATAGCTGCACGAACAGGTTGAAATAGTAGGTTGTTAGACACAGCGGAGTCCAGGGCCGCACCAGTACGTTGACCAGCACCCATCAGTCCCTGTTCCATCTGATTAGGAGCATGGTTCGGATGACCTGCTATTAGGTCTCCCGCTGTTTGGCCTAATTGACCGATAAAGTTACCAATCGCCTGTGGAACACTAACATCTTGTGTTGGTTGTACAGGTTTGGCAGATGACGGGTCAAACCCTCCCACAGTGGATTGAGCCGAGGAAGGGTCAAAGGGTTGTGCAGTTGATGGGTCAAACGGCATTAGTGATTAACCGAAATCCATTGTCCATTCTGATATCGAGCACTATTTCCGTGGGCGTCATGATATATCATTCCATTTTGGAACTGTTGATGTGCAGGTTGCGCGCCACTACCACCAGCGGGAGGTACGAGAAGTTGACGCCCACTCTTAGCATTAAATGTGGGGCTATGTTGAACATAATATTGTTCACCAGCACTGAGGGGTTGTTCCGAATTCATCTTAGAGATAATTCCTTGCTCAATTGTACCTGATGTGGGTTTACCGGCAGAGATTTGAGCCGCTCGAACATGACCACCAGCATTAATAGTAGCTGATGTGACTCGACCCTGGTACCCGAAATCTTGACCACGTTTAGTCACATCTCGTTGAGCACTTTTATCCGAGGATAGTTGCTCCTGATTAGCGGTCAGACCTTGTGTCATACCGGGCTGCCACTGATCAGGAGAGACAAGTCCAAAATCACTGGCATGATAGTTAGGGCCGATACGCTGAGCAATGGCCTCTGCTTGGGCATATCGTGTGGCATAGTCTTGAGCAGTTTTAGCTGAATTAACCATTCCACTAACTTGTGGTGCTTGTAGGCGAAGCGTATTGTCCGCTTTATTGCCTATAACCTGTTCACGATAGTTCTGATTGTACTCCATGTATTGTTTACGCATTGCGGCTTGTTCGGCTTGTTGAACAATCTTATCAGACATCTCAGCAGCCCCTGAAACACCAGTTGCCGCAACACGAGAGGCAGCAGCATACATAGAATCAGGGTCATTCGGGTTCATACCCGCCATAGCTTGACCAACTTGCATACGGGCCATAGCAGGGGCATATTGTGGTTGCCTATTGGACCCGACAAGAAATGCATCTCCGATAGCTCCTAGGACATTACGCAGAGTACCGTGTTGAAGGTTTTGAGGAAGTAACCCGTATATACCAGGATTACCCCCTTGGCCGCCAAAAGGCTCTTTTTGAACCGCTTGATTTACTGCCGCTGCAGCAGAGCTATTGTCGTAGTTGAATGGGGCTCCTTGAGAGCCTTGAAGAACACCATTGGAGTCTGACGGTAGAGATGGCACGGATTGATCAAGACCAGACATATTTGGCGGTGCAGCCATTGTCATAGGCGCAGAAGATGCCTGAGAAGGCATTTGTGGATTTACGCCATTAGGCCCTTTCGCAGCAGTGACTACAACTTGACTAAGTGGCGTGACTGTTTGGCCACCTGGTGAGGTACTTTGACCAGGGGCTACTCCGTTGGAAGTTTGCCCAAATCCCAAAGAATTTGTTTGAGGTTGAGAACCTAAACCAAGAGATGCTAGAAGGTCCATAATACCGGCCATAATTAATTATGAAACTCCTGCTGCTGCTAGTTGGCCACCAAGTGCAGACCCGCCAGACGATATACCAGCACCCCCCTTACCCAACAGAGAACCGATAGCACCACCGATACCCCCTCCATTAGAAGAACCAGACCCAGTACTTTGGCTATTGTACACATTACCAGCACCACCAATGACAGAAGCAGATGTGTTACCACCACTAAGGAGATTTTGGAGCATACTGGTATAATTACCATATTGAGTATTGGCATAATTCTGACCGTATGTGTCCAACGCCTTTAGGGTCGAACCCGAATTAAGTAGACCCTGTGTGGCAGCATTGCCTGTGATAGACTGAATACCTTGGTTCAGACCAAACTGATATCCAGTACTATTTCGGAAATTATTGAATCCTGTGGCTTGTGCGGGTGTACCATTAAGTCCCAACATACTGGCCAGTTGGTTACCAGCATTTGACCCATTGCTAACATTTCCGCCCAATGCTTGCTGAAGGTACGGGTATGCCTGATTGGATGAGCTGGAAGTAGATTGCGATTGCTGTTGTGAACCGCCAAAGATACTACTCATTATTAAATTCTTTCTTTGTTATGATGAATAATTCATATTCCTGTCCATGAATTTCTTCAAGACCATGAGAGGTAAATCCGACACGACGGGTCAACCATTTGACCTCTTTACGTTCAATTGGGACTAACCCCATCACCACATTTATATTGTAACACGTATTGAACAATTCGTCAAGAAAACCCCTTGCAGATTGAATAGCTTGCTTACCACGAGACTTGAAATAGTAATGACCGGAGTAGATTTTCTTAATAGGGAAACTATATTCAAATAGTGCTAAATCACCGTACTCATTCTCTAAGACAATATGTTCTGGTTTACTCAACCATTCAATTGGGTCAACCTGTTCTTCTGTCTTTAAAAAGTGCTTAATTGCTAACGCAATCTTAAAAGCATCATAGGTTCTCATCTAGGGGCGGTGCTCACAACGATTAAGTAAAAGATTAACCATAGCCTAGGGTCAAGTACATCTATGATGCTCACTGGACACCATAAAGATTGAAAATTGATCCAGTGGTGAATGCACTACCCGAGGCAGGAAATACTGTAATACTAGTGATAGCGGCCGTATTATTCCAACCACCACTCACCGTTAGTGCCCACCCAGACTGGCCTGAAAAACTTGCTGAAGGCTCATAGGCGCTCCCCATTCCGTGTATTGATTTTATGAGTGGTAATAGATACCAAGATATTGTTATCTCACTTTCAATCGAAATCGGACTTCCAGGGGGAAAAGTATACGCAGCAACTATAGATGACTGATTATTATTCCCGCCCCCTGCACCGCCATAACCGGCTATCTGACGATAATTCGTGTAGTTGTAATTTGATCCCGTGTCTCCGTTGAATTGCATATTAATTGTATCTTGTGAACCGAGAGTCGAGTTCCCGTTAAATCGTAATACCAACTGTGAATAACCACTTGCCGGGATAACTGAT